AACAGAGTCACGAGCGCCGTGGTTGTCCGGTAACTATCAGGGCCACGCTGAAGCCGCCGAGCACTGGGCCGAGCGTCTCACCGCCCTGCTCGCCGTCGAGAAGGAGAAGTAAATGGCTGACCAACCTGACCCGACGTGGTTCGAACGACAGGCGGCGCGAGTGGCTGAAGACATCAAGGAACTGCCCGATTGGCTCAGAACGAATCGCGGGGCCGCAGACACCGGAGCCCGTCCACCCCAAGGCATGACGGAAGTTGGCCCCGGCCTTTACGTGGCCGACAAGTCCACCAGTATCTTTCAACGCGCGCAGGCCGGAGCCCGTCCACCCCAACCCGAACCTATTGATTTGATGGACGCCCTGCACGCGATTCTCGAACAGCACGGGATTGCGAGTCGCAGCTTGCGAGATGGACTCGACACGCTCCCGAGCGCACTAGTGGAATGGGCTGCGAATGCGATGCGCCAGTCCCAAAAGATAGAAGCCGAGCCTGCCGAGTCCCGCCTGACCCAGTTGCGGGCGCTACCTCGTTATGCTGTCGAAGGCCGATATGGCGGCAACATCAAATGGCGAGAGCACACAGCCGGCGACTGGATTCGCGCCGATGAACTCGACGCGCTCCTGACGGCCGCCCCAGAGGAGAAGGCGCCATGACGCCGTACTACGAGCAGCCGGGGGGTGATTCGTGACGATTTCAGGAGAGAGTCGCAAGGTCCTGCTTCGTGGCGGCGGCAGCCTCTCAGTCAGGCTTGAGGGCGTGTCATGGATGCAATTCAACGAGGACGAGCGTGCGCTAATGTCCGGGATTGCCGATGCGATGCACGCATACGAAGAGAAGCGCCGCGAAGAGCCCTCGTCCGTCGCCGCGGTCCCAGCCTCGCACGGAGAGACGACAGCCCCGTGACGAAGAAGCGCCGCCGGCCGAAGAAGCCGAAGGCGACCGCGGCGGCGATCATGCCGGTCGTCACCGTCGTCGAGGCGGGCGCGCCGGCGCTGACCGAGGCGCAAGAAACCTTCGCGCTCACCTACATCGCGAACGGCTACAACGCGACCGCCGCCTACCGGGACACGCATCCGGCGGTGAGCCCTGGCGCCGCGCGCGTCGAGGCGCATCGGTTGATAACGAAGCCTAACATCTGGGCGTTTATCGAGCAGGAGAAGAAAACGCGGTTCGATCGGCTTCGGATGGGTCCCGATGAAGCGCTCGGCCTGATCTCCATGGTGGGACGCGCGGACCCGCTGGACCTCTTCGACAAAGAGACCGGGAAGCTCCTGCCGATTCACAAAATGCCGCTCGAGATCCGCCTCTGTATTCGCAGCATCAAGCCGGGCGAACACGGCGACACGATCACGCTCCTCGACGCGCTGAAGGCGCGGGAGCTCATGGCGATTGCCGGCGGTCGCCTGCGGCAGGCCGTCGACCTCAACGTGTCGTTTGACCACGTCAAGTATCTTGCGAGCAAAACGCCGGAGGCCGAAAAGTGACGGAAGACGACCGCGCGAAGCTCACGCTCGAGCGCTGGCGCTTGCATCCGGCCGCGATGGTTCGCGAGGAATTCCACGTCGAGCCCGACCTCTGGCAAGAAGAGGCCCTCGAGGCGTTCCCGAACACCAACCGCCTCGCCCTCAAAGCCTGCAAGGGCCCCGGCAAAACCGCTGTGCTCGCCTGGCTGATTCTGAACTTCCTCGCGACGCGTCCGCATCCGCGCATTGCCGCGACGTCGATCACCGGGGACAACCTCGATTCGAATCTCTGGCCCGAGCTGTCGAAGTGGATGCAGGTCTCGCCGTTTCTCGCCGCGACCTTCCGATGGGCGAAGACGAGCGTCGAGCATCGGCTCTTTCCGTCGACGTGGTGGTGTCAAGCGCGCACGTGGCCGCGGTCGGCGAACGCCGAGCAACAGGCGAACGCCCTCGCCGGCCTTCATGCCGATTACGCGATGGGTGTGCTCGATGAATCGAGCGAGATTCCGCAGGCCGTGATGGCGACGGTCGAGGCCGTCCTCGCGACCGGGGTCGAAACGAAAGTGCTCCAAGCCGGCAACCCGACGCGGCTCGACGGCCCGCTCTACACCGCCTGCGTCCGTGAGCGGCATCTCTGGGTCGTCGTCACGATCACCGGCGACCCGGACAACCCCAAGCGCTCGCCGCGCATCTCCCTCGAGTATGCGCGCCAACAAATCGCCAGCTACGGCCGAGACAATCCGTGGGTCAAGACCAACGTGCTCGGCGAATTCCCCGAGACGAGCATCAACGCGCTCCTCGGCGTCGAAGACGTCGAGGCCGCCATGCGCCGGCATCTCCGGATCGATGCGTATGAGTGGGCGCAGCGACGGATCGGCGTCGACGTCGCCCGCTTCGGCGACGATCGGACGGTCATCTTTCCGCGGCAAGGGCTCGCCGCGTTCCGGCCGCTCGTTCTGCGGAACATGCGGACGACCGACATCGCGGCGCGCGTCGCGAAGGCACATCACGATTGGAAAGCCGAGGTCATCTTCGTTGACGATACCGGCCATTGGGGCCACGGCGTCATCGACAACCTGATTGCCGGCGGCATCGACTGCATTCCGCTGGTCTACCACGCGAAGGCGCTCAATCCGCGCTACAAGAACCGCCGCTGTGAGTTCTGGCTCGAGGGCGCGAAGTGGGTCACAGAGGGTGGCGCGCTGCCGAACATCCCGGAGCTCGTCGCTGAGTTGACGACCCCGACGTATACGTTCGTCGGCGGCGTGTTCGTCCTCGAGGAGAAGGCGCAAATCAAAGAGCGCCTCGGCCGCTCGCCCGACCTGGCGGACGCGCTGTTCGAGACGTTCGCGATTCCGGATCAACCGAACGAAGCGGTCATGCGCCACAAACAACGCGCGACGGCGACGCACGAGTTCGAGCCGTTCGAACGCGCCGAGGATGACTTCGATCCGTATGAGGGGAGAAACCGATGACTGAGACCGTGAAGAAACAGTGTTCGCGCTGGCAGTCGCGGCGGATGAGATTGGACGAGAGTTCATGATCGGCGGTGGTCGCCGTCCGTTTAAAAAATGCAACTGAAAGGGTCAGAGCCATGACGAGAACCTACTGCGACTGTTGTAAGCAAGAAACGAAATCGGTCAGCGAGACCTATTGTGTCGGGTTGGTCGTGAAGGTGCGCAGCGGGAGGGACCTGCCAGCGCCGACACAGTGGGATGTCTGCACGGCCTGCTTGGAGCGACTTCAGTCGGCCTTCAGGGATGCGCTGACAGAACTGGAGAAGCCCTTTTCAACAGCGCTCACCGGGATCGATGTGGGCAGCGGGCCCGATCGGACGGTGATCATTCTGCGATGAGAATCACCGGGTTCCGCATTCCGGCCGGCCGCTGTCGCCGCTGTCGCGTGAAGTGGTCGCAGGCGGCGACCGGCTTCTGTCGGGGCTGTGGGCGCGAGGCCTCGGTCGTCGACTACCAAAGCATTCGCGACGGGGAAGCGGCGCGCATCGCGGCGCAGGCTGAGCGGCTCGAGCGGCTGCGCACGCCGGAGCCGGACCGCACGCCGCGGCCGCCGGTGCATCGCGTGGTCGAGGGCGTGCTCTATGAAATTACGTGGGATGGGAGTTAAAGATGACGCGACGCGAATACATGCGGACCTACCAGAGGGGTTATCACGATCGGAGGGTGAGGAAGGGACTCTGTCGTGCCTGCGGCGTTCCGAGAGGTGACAGCGCCATCTACTGTGATTCTTGTCGGGAGAAAGACTCCGCTCGCGTTCGCAGACGCCGAGCCGAAAAGACACCCACTTCAACGGAGTGAGCCCATGGCACTGAGTTTCAAGCTCGAAGATGTCCACAAAATGACCGCACTGGAAAATGAGCTCGCCGTGGTCCTGCGGCGGGCCAGCGCCGAGCACCTGGAGGCGGCGATTGCCGCCTTCGCCTGTATGCGCTGCGCGCGCGTGCTGCTGACCCTCTACCCGGAGAAGACGCGCGAGATGTTGGTCGAGCAAGTCATCGTCCCGTTTCTGCGGCAGGAGGCCGAGAGCCCGATCGTGATGCCCTTCGGGGCGGGGCAGTTGCTCTCGTGATCATCCGCGACGCGACCGAGCACGACGTTCCCCAGATTCTCCCGATGGCCGCACGCTTTCTCGCGTCGACGCCGTACGGCGCCCTCCTCCCGACGGACCCTGAACGCCTCGAGGCCTTCGTCCGCGCCATCCTCGAAGTAGGTGTCGCGTTCGTCGCGGAGGATCACGGCGGCGCGCTCTGCGGGATGATCGCGTTCGTCGTCGCCGAACACCCAGTCTCGGGGCAGGAATACGGGGACGAGCAAGCCTGGTGGACGGAACCAGAGCACCGCGGCGGTTCGATCGGCCCGCGGTTGCTCGCGCACGCCGAGGTGTGGGCGTCCAAAAAAAATCTAGTTATGCTAAAGATGATTGCACCCGCGGGGACGCACGTCGGCGCGTACCTGGAGCGGCTCGGGTATCACGCGGTTGAAACCGCGTACACGAAAGCGATCTTGTGAAGATGCTACAAAGCGGGGCAAAGGTCGGTTCGGGCCGACACGTAAGCCATACCAGCATCCGACACGCCGCGCGGCAAACGGATGTCTCTGTTCGAGGATTGCTCTGTGGCGAGAGAACCTCGACAAATGCGGTGCGCGCGCGGAACGTGGCCCCATGACGCGAAGGCTAGAGACCGACGCCACCGGCTCTAGCCACTTTGGAAGTTGATCCCGATGGCCGCATTTACCACGCTCGCGCTCTTGGGACTGGCCGCCGCCGGCGGGGCCGCCGCGACGAAACTGAAAAAGAAACCGCAAGCGGTCACGGCGCCCGCGCCAGTCGCGCCGCAGATTGCGACACCGGCGCCGGTCGTCCCCGTGCTCGAACCGCCGACGCCGCTCGATGCGACGCGCGCGCGTTCGGACGCCACGATGCAGGCGCAGCTCGCGGCGAAGAAGCAACGGAAGCGCGCGACCGGGAGCGGTGTTGGGCGGACAATGCTCACCGGTGGGGCGTCGGCGCCGACGGCGAACCTCCAACCAAAAACACTAATCGGTGGGAGCTACTAGCCGTGAAGCGCCTGAAGCTCTTGCTCATTCTCGCGACGATGCCGGACGAGGCGTTCGGATGGATTGTCGTCGCAATTCAGACGCGCATCTGGCCCGAGGGGCTGGGCGGCTTCAAACCGGAATCGCGCGACAGCATCGAAGCGGCGAAAGCCGAGACGACCGCGATCCTTGAGGCGGGCGAGTGATTCGCAAATCCGCCGGCGGCGGATATCAGGTCACGTCGCACAAAGGGAAGCGGCTGTCGAAGAAGCATCTCTCGCACGCGGCCGCGGTCAAGCGGCTCCGGCAGATCGAATACTTTAAACACCGAGGGAAATAGCCCATGAAGAAAAAGGCCACGAAGAAACGCAAGAAGGGGAGCTATTGATCGTCGACCATACCGACCTCGCACAGCAGGCCTTCGACGCCGCGGCCCTTCCGACGCCGCCGCGCAGCGTCGATCTGGCGTTCCAGTACACGCTCCGCTTGCTGGCGATGCTGCCGTCGGCCGAAGCGGCCGGCTACGTGCGCGCGCCCGCCGGCGGCGAGAACGTCGTCGTTTTGTCGAACGGTACGCCGGTCCGCGCCGTGCGCGTGATGTATACCGACGGCCAGATTTACAAAGTGATGAACGACGCGCCAAACGGGGGCCCGCAGTGGGTCGCGGAAGATGTGCAGCCGGCGCTCTTTGTGGCGTATGAGGGTCCACACACGGACCCGCCTGAGCCGCCCGACCCGCCGGCCGATGACCTCGAGGCGCGGGTGCTGCAGCTCGAGAGCAACGTCCGAGTGCTCAGTGAGGCCGTCGCTATGTTGAGTGCCATAAAGGCCGACAAGTTACGCGTCGAGGCCGTCAACGCCCGGCTCGAGCTCGTCGACGCCGCCTCGGTGAAAAAGCCGTTGCCCGTGTACATCGGCCGCGCGCCGTTCTTCGGCGGGACGGTGCGCTCGAGGCCTGAAGAGTGATCTACCAAGACGCCGCGACCAAGCGGACGCGGTACGAATCCCTGCGCGGGGCACTCTGGTCGACGCGACAAAGTGGCTTCGATGCGGACTGGCGTGAGCTCGGTGACTGGCTCCTCCCGCGTCGCACGCGCTTTTGGGCCGGCGAGCGCAACAACAAAGGGTCCCGTCGCAATCAGAACATCATCGACTCCACCGCTCGGTTCTCCGCGAGGACGCTCCAATCTGGGTTGCACGCCGGGCTCACCTCCCCGGCCCGTCCCTGGATGCGTCTCACGACGCCGGACCCCGACCTCGCGGAGTTCGGCCCTGTCAAGGAGTGGCTGCACATCGTCACGCAGCGGATCTTGACGGTGTTCCTGCAAACGAATCTCTACAACGCGTTGCCGATCGTATACGGCGATATGGGCGTGTTCGGCACGGCCGGCATGAGTGTGGTCGAGGATTCGAAAGACTTGTTTCGCTGCTATCCGTATCCGATTGGGAGCTACGCCCTCGGGCTCAACGAGCGCGGCGTTGTCTCGACGTTCATTCGCGAGTACGAACTCTCCGTCAGGCAGGTCGTCGAACAGTTCGGGCTGATGGAGAACCGGCGGGACATCGATTGGGCCAATCTGTCGGCCACGGTCAAAACCCTCTGGGACCAGGGCGCGTATGAATCACCGGTGCAGGTCTGTTGGGTCGTGACCCCGAACGAGGATCACAATCCGGCCTATCTCGCGGCGAAG